GAGTGCATCTGGTCTTCTTGCTGGTACTACTAATGTTCGCATCGGTATTTCCGAATTCGGTGGAATTTTAACAACCAGCGATTACTTGCTTCTCACTAACACTGAAATTGTTAAAGTTGTTGAACTGGTATCCACAGACATTCAATCATTCATTGTTACTGACGGTGGTACACCAGAGTCTGTTAACTTCAAGATTGAATCTACAACCGGTAATACATTCGGTAGCGGAGATCTTAAGTTCGGTCAAGGATTTAACAAGTTAGTTGTTGATGGTCCTACAGGTAATACTGATATTGCAGGAACACTTACTACCGAGAACACACTTACGATCAACGGTTCTACAATCGAAGGTCAGCAGTTCTTTACAATCACCAACGGTGGTCCTTCTTACCTATCTGATGGAACAACTGTTGCCGTTCCATTCAGAAAAACATTCGAGATTGATACAGCAACCGGTGATTTAATCTTGAATGGTGGTAACTTCAATATCTACGGTGTTGATGGAACTACCCCAAGACTTACCTTTGATAATTCTTCAGGAGACTTTACCACATATGGTTCATTCTCTGCTTTAGGAACAGGAACAAGTACATTTGGAGGATCACTATCAATTGCTGGTGATGTTACGATCGAGGGTGGTGACCTAACTATTAACTCTGGAGGAAATCAATCCTTCGGTATTCGTGCTGATAGAGCAATTACATTGGGCGGAATTACTAACTACTTCTCACCTACAGGTGGTCGCAGATGGGATTATTCCGATTCCTTTGAAATTACTGCAGAAGCAAACGTAAATTACTTCCTGAATATAAGTCAGAACACTGTTGTTAAACTTCCTGAAAATGCACAATTGGGCGACATGATTAGGATTATAGATATTGGTGGTATCCTGACCTATAACTTATCACTTGTTGTTAGAGCACCAAGTAATGTTACGGTTCAGAATTCTTCTGATAACACAGCATCAGCAATGCTTTCTGGTAACTCGGCAAGTCTTACTGGTTATAACGGTGGTGAACTTATTGTTCAAACACCTTATGCAGGATTTGCTCTTGTATATGCAGGAACATCCGATGCTGATGGCAACTCTGCTGTTTCAACCTCCAAAGCTGGTTGGTATTTAATCGAAGTATAAACACATGCCTTTCTATCAAGAAACTAAAACTGCAAAAGGTGCCGTTATTGGCACCATATTGCCTTGGACTGGGGGATTGACATCAATCCCAGCTGGGTGGATTATTTGTGACGGTCAAACTTTATCCGCTTCTGATTTTCCTTTATTATCACAGGCGATTGGTGATACTTATAATGCTGGCAACAGTGATTTTGATGGTAATTTTCCTGGTTATTTGGGTAGTATTAAAATGCCCAACCTCAATGGAAAAACATTGATGGATGTTGAGACAGCATATTTTGCTGAAGTTGCTGCTGGTGGTACTGGTCGTCTCGCTGATATAGATGCAAAAGCATTAACCGTGATGAATCCAATTATTGGAACAAATGAAGATGCTGGAGTAACTACTATTTTTACTGATGTTTTTGTTGATTTAATTTTTAATATTAACAATGACGATAGAACTGGATATGTAGGTAAAATCCGAGGAAATACATTAATTCAGGGTGAAGCGTTTAAAAACATCTATCTTGGACCCAGAAGATTAGGTAGAAAACATATTAAAAGACATAATCATTCGGGGTCATTAGAAACAATTAATAATCGTGATCCTGCCAAACCCGGAAAAGGTGTAGTTCCTTATGATCCGATCTATTACACCATCTTTGCTCATGGTATTGATAATGATGGTAGAAGTGATCCTCCCCAATCTAATGACGAGTCAGGTGGTGTAGACGTTTATTTTGGTTGGACATCAACCGATTATGGATGGGCAAATGACTCCCCAGCCGAAGACAACAGCACACCGAACCAAAACAGTAATATTTCCGCTACCCGTTATGACAAGACATCAGATCTTTATGGCGGTATTGTGGCAGGTAGATTATCATCTCCAGGTGCTAGTCCTACCTCTGGTATAACAGATACTTATACTTTAGAATGGCCAAATGATGCTAATATTCCAACAGGATTTGGTCAGGGTTCACCAGGTAAAGTTGTTTCTAAAGCAGCATCCGAGCAACCTCCGATTAATATGAAACCTGCATATGCTACGAGATCGCCATTAACTAGGAACTTTTTAACAACTCCTGCTAAATCTGATGGACAATACGTTTCGGATAGTGTACCTTTCGGTTTTGGTGGTCAAAGTATTGGAATTCCTGAAGGATTTAAAAATCATTACACTACAAGCGATAGTACTGTTGGCGATACTTTAGTAAGTAACCCTGGACTCAACTTTACTTCTGAAACTGCTACTGATAAAATATTTTCTCATACTCACGATGAGTTTGAAGTTGTTTTTGATGGTAGTAGGATGAGACCACAAAGTAATCTCGCAGCATCGGTTAATATGCCAACTGCCACACTAGATAATACTGTAAATCAAAAAGCGTTGCAAATCGATTTTAATATTCAGCAACCAAGAGTAACATCGATATACATTATCAGAGCATACTAAAATGGTAAAAAGAAATAACTACGCTCATAATAAATCTCATTGGGGTGGCATTCCTGGAACTATTCAGATGCATACTGTGTCTGGGTTAGGATTTAATAATGATCCAACCACTGCAGTATTTAAAGAGAGTATGCCAGCAGGATTCTTGAAATGTGATGGAACAATTAAAAATGCAAAAGATTTTTTATTGTTGTCACAGATTCTTGGCGTAGGTGATGAATCAAGATTTAAGAAAGAAAATGCCATTTTAAGAAATATAGATACAGAAACTAATGATTTAGGACAGTTTCAACTTCCTGATTTAGGTTCTAAAGTGGTTATTGGTAGCAGAGGATCTGGAGAATATTTTTCTACAACTTTAGAAGAAGATCCTTCTGTTAGTAAGGTTGGAGTTGAAGTCGATCCTATCTCAAATATTGGTCCTTCGGCATCGGTTAATTATATCGGAAATATGGTAATTGGATCTGATATTGCTAATTTTAATGGTGCTCCAAAATATACTGTACCGAAAGACACTAGTGTATATTCCCTATCAATAGATGAATTTCAAGGACATTATCATAATGTTGCTGGTGGTCTTGGTTTTACTGTTTTAAATCATACGGCACAACATGACATTGGAGGAGATGGTAAAGGACCACGCGCCAACACCGCAAATGCTTCTGCTGGAAATAGTTTAGAAGAAACAAGTACCAGTATTGTTTCTGGTGCATCTGGACATGATCATACTATTACAAGACCATATACTTATACCAGTAATTTTACATACAGTCATTCAAACATCGATGTTCCATTAGATGATATGACATCAACAGTAGATGTAGATGTAGAAAATTTAAATGTATTAAATCAAGTAGTTACCCCTTTTATTTTAGTTCATTACGTCATTAAATTCTAAAGGTATTATTAGATGGCATCTTTTAGCATATATCGAACATATAGTAGTAATATTAATGTATCAACTTGTGTAAAATATGTTAGTTATATTACTGTTGGTGGTGGAGGTGGTGGCGCACGTCCTAATGTAGGATATAATTTTGGTAGAACACCATCTGGTGGAGGATATAGTTGTGCTGGTGGTACTATCTCATATGGTGGTGGTCCTGGTTCTTTCTATAGCGGCGGCAGTGGTGGATATGGTAACTATCGATATGGACAAACCGGTAGATACGGTGGTGGTCCCTGGAATAGAGCTGCATCAGGATATGGAGGCACTGGACAGGGTGGTTCTGGTCAGTGGAGAGGATCATCTAGTTCATATGGTGGAGGAGGTGGTGGTGCATCGTGCTGTGTACAATATAGAAATAGTAATGGTGCAATTCCTGGTCAAAATGTTTATGCTCTTGTGGGTCAAGGTGGTCAGCAAGGTGGTAGCGGTAGTTGTAGGTATGGATATTCTGGAGCGGTATATGCTTGTGTTTGTACATATGATGCTCCAACACCATCAATCAGTGCTAATCCTACTGCATACAGATTAAATGGAACTGATGGAAATAATTCTCAAACATCTTTATCGTGGTCAACTGGTGGTGGAGAGTCTACATCAGAAGTATTGGACAGAATGCGAAATGGTGCTGTTGTTGAATCACTTGGACAAGTAAATAGATCTGGTAGTTTGACTGTTGCTCCCGTCGAAACCAGTGAATTCAGATTAACTACAATAAATCCTGCCTTTAGTAGATCTTCTACTGTTACAGTTACTGTATACCAACCACCAACAATAACTTTTAGTGTAGATGCTATTAACAGTACAATAATACAAGGAACCAGTACCATATTACGTTGGACTGTATCTGGTGATGTTTCTAGTGTGTATATTGATCCGGGTATTGGGAGTTCAGTATTAAACAGTTTAGTAACAGTATCTCCTACTGTAGATACAATGTATACTCTTACTGCTTCTGGTTTGGGTGGAACCGGTTCTTCACAACTATTGGTTACTGTATTAGCACCGCCGACTATTAATGCGAGTGGACCTATTAATATATTATATAATGAAGATATCCAAGTAACTATTAATGCTACTAATTCTGATGGAGGTGTTAGTTATATTGCCGAATACTTATACACTGATGGAACTAACGAGTTTAAACCTTCCGTAGCAGTACCTAACACTATTGGTGATGAAGTAACTGTATTTGCACATACAATCCCTGTTGTATATAATGATTATGGACCATTCAAAGTAAGACTTTCTTTCAGTGTGGATGGGTACGGTACATTAGAAGAAACTGCTACCATTGAAATTCCTATTGTGATTGATAGAATGCCTGATGCTATTCAGATACCTGAAACTGATGACACATTTAAAAATGAAGAACCTGTGGTAACTCCTGATGTGGAAGTTACCACAGACCAAATTGTTATTGCTGATATAGATATACCTGTGGAAATCAAAGCAGATTATCCTGTTCAGGTAGAAATTGATAATGCCAATGTTTGGCAAGACATTAGAGAGATATAATGCCTAATTATTCATCAAATAGTCCGGGTACACATTCAGTTACTGTACCAAAATATTCTACAAATGTAATATTCAGTGTAGGCGCTGCAAGAGGCGGTGGTTCTGCATCTTCTGGTGGGTGGTATTTTTCGCAGGGTGGTTTTGGTAGATCTGGTAATTTTAGATTATATACTCGTAGTTACGATTACACTTTATATTTTTATCTTGGTGGTCAAGGAGGATTTGGACAAGGACCAGCTAACCCTGGTGGATCTGGTGGTTATTCTCCATTAGCAAGTGGTGGTAATGGACATAGATCAGGTGGAGGTGGTGGTGGAGCATCAGGAGTTTATGATACTGGATTGGGAAGATATACTGTAATTGTTGGTGGTGGAGGTGGTGCTGGTAGATTTAATAATGAAACTGGTTATGGTGGATATTATAGTGCTGGTCGTGGTATTGGTGGCGGAGCTACAACAGGTTCGTTAAGTGCGAGGAGTGGCGGCAATGCCCCTGCTGGTCACCGTGGTGGTGGCGGTGGAGGATCTTCTACTGGCGGTGCCGGTGGGTTAGGTGGTGCAACCACGTATAATGGATATGCTGGTATTGGAGGAAATTCTGGGTGGTATAGTAATGGCACATATTATTCATGGACATATAATAGTGGATATGCAAATTATGGTAATGGATTTTTTACAGCATCATTTAGTTATGCTCCTCCGAGCATTCAATATTTTACGATAACACCTAATCAATTTGTTTTAGGATCTTATGCATCTTTATCTTATAATATTGGAGGAAATGTAACA